ATACTATTCCTTTATATTGACAACACAAGTGTCAACAATAAATAGTCACTCGTCGTCTAAAGTATAATGATCTTCCGCATTCCCAGTACGATTATCAAACTTCATTATGATCTCTTCATCCATAATACTGAACACGCGTTGTCTAAATCGTTCATCTTCCAGCTTCTCAACCCAATGAGAGCCCTGAAACTTTTCTTCTGAACCATCATCGTGCACCAGAGAATACCATGCGCCGGCGCGCTTGAGACTCTCCGAAGACTTGATTGCTTCAAGCCAAGATTCTTCGTCCTGTACCCCTACATCTTCTCCCCATAGGATCTTGAAAGCACAGTTGCGTCCTTGCGTTCCGAAACGAGACTTCTCTAATTTGACCTTGACTTCCGATCCAATACGAAATCCGTTGTCGTCTAGTACAAAGCTAGCCTTGGCTTTGCGCCCTGTTAACCAGACGCGAAGAGAGTATGCATAGATCATAGCCTTACCGCCCGGCGTTACATACGGAGTAGTCATTGCCTCCGCGGGAAACCTTGTGATATTAGTCTTCAACTGGTTTAGAACCAGAAAAGTTGACTGGCTGTTCGCAATCGGGATAGTCAGCTTCGACATTCCCTTTGCTAGGATGCGCGCCTTCACTGCCATCGACGATTGAGGGTTGAAATCCCCCTCCACATCAGAAATGGACGGTGTAAGTGCTAGTGAATCCCAAATAAACAGAGTTTTCTCTGCTCCGCTATTGAGGATTTGTTCAATAGTTTCAAGCACTTGCTCGACTGACTGAACTTGAACGTAAATAAGCGTCTCTAAGTTGCACCCAGCGCGCTCAAGAAAGGCCGGATCGATTGCAGACTCGGCATCCATGTAGATTACATTCATGCCCATTCGCTGTGCATTGCCTGCGATCTGTGCTGCCATAAAAGACTTGCCTGTTGATTCTAGACCAGCGATCTCTGAAATCTTTCCAACGGGGATGCCCGCCAGTTTCCCTCGACAGATAATGCTATCTAGCCAACGAGATCCTGTGGGGATCCATTCCTTAACTTCAGTCGGGTTCTCGTCCTTAAGGTTGTACGCGACTTCCATTCCGGAAGCTTTGTTAATAAGGGAACGTAAATCAGTTACCGATACTGTTCCTACTTTTGATTTTGACTTCGCCATTTTCTCTCCACTTAATTTGAGGCACCTGATTACCCTGTGCCTCCCTGTGGGGGGGATTTCTTAGCAGTCTACGCAGAGAGTCCCATTCTCTGTCTGGACGGACACCTTCCATCCAGTGGCTGCTGATTCGTTTTCAATTAGTTGCTGCACAGGTACGTTCACATTGGCTGAAACCGTACAAAAGCCGCGCTTATAATCATACTTCTCGGTACTCGCGTCTACCCATTCATGGTCCCAGTGGCTCTCGCGAATCACCGTCGCAATATATTCCTCAAAGTCGCCATCGCCACGCTCGTAATCATCTAGAAGGTTATTGCCGCGCATTGCCTGCAAGACCTCCTCGTTGGTGTAGCCACTAGTGACGGTCAGGCCGCGAGTGGTGATGAGGGACGCAAATCTGTTTGCGGTATCAGTTTCACGGAGGCCATCCTCCGTATCAGTTTCGTTGTGGACGAACACATCGGCGCCGTCCGTGTATGATAACTTTGCCACCGCATCGGTTGGCAAGTTCAAGTTTCTCAAAGTTTCTGCTAGACTCATTTTATTCCTTTCATGTGAGTTTTATGTGAGGCCCCTATAACCCCGGGCCTCCCTGCGGGAGTGGAGGGCTAGACTACAGAGCGCCTAGCTCGGCAAACGCCTTGTCAACGGCGTTTGTTTCTTCGTCGGTGGTCGTAGAAGTGCCACCAAACTTTTGGGTTTCGGACGAAACCGCCTCGGGATCCTCTATTCCCGAGTTCATAAAGGCATCGAGTAACGTTCCAACTTCTTCTGACGTCTTACGCTCGAAGAGACCTTCAAGATCCGGAATGCCATCTAGCAACTCCGCACACTTGTCGGGCGTCATATCCTCACACAACTCAGAACTACGTCGACGCGGGACAAGCTTGGTCTGCGGGAACGAAGCGCCGGCGGGCTTTCCGTACGTCATTGTAAGGTCAGTGCCGGTTTCAGGATCGGTAATATCACCGTATTCGGGATTCAGCACGAGGCTGAGTAGATTCTCATAGGCCATCTTTCCATAGCCCCAAATGCGAACTCCCTTATCCTCTTCCCCTCGAACCATGACGGGCGAGAAAAAGCGTGGTCGAACAAACAGACTCTTAGCAACCTTCTTGCTTCCATCGTCGTTGCTATCTACGCCGTCGCGCCATAACTGCGAAGCGAATTCGCAGACAGGACACTCTTCGCTATAGTTACGCTTGGGACATAAAAATCCCGGAGTGTTTCCTAGGTTATAGTGGAACCACCTCTCCTTGAAGGGGTCTCCATCGGGAGTGGGGACAATACGAATTGCCTGCGTCCCATCCTCGGGACGCCAAAAATTGTCCCTGTCGCCGCCTTGTCCTTTGAGAGTGGCTAGCTTCTCTCTCATCTTATCTAAGTTAATACCCATTTTGTTTCCTTTCATAGTTGGGTTAGAGTACGATCAGCCAATATCCTGATCGTCTAGTTCATTTATATATGATTGTACCACAGAACTATACTTAACGCAATAACAATATTTCTGTTCGTAGTTCGTTTTGTATACTCCATAGGACACGTTAATTTTATCTTCTACCTTGTCTTTGATGTATTCTTTAATTCTCTTGAATAGAGTTCCATCTGTCTTTAGATCATCTTCACTGATACCATAATAGTATACCACATCTCTCAACGATTGCAAGTCATAAAACCATTTTTCTTTATTTTCTTCTACGTCCACAATGCCAAGTGTAGAAATCCTAGCAATCTCATGAGGTTCTGTAAAGGTTCCCAAAATCGGCTCAGAATTTTTAAAAACATTTACCATGTGTAGTGTGTTTACAATCGCTTGATTTATCGTATCATAGTATCTTATGATCGGAATGTCTCCAATGCTTTTTTCTATCTGTGCATTAGAAACAAGATAGATTCTTTCAAACACTCCGGACCTGGCATACTCTTGAAAAATATTCCTAACGACCTTCTCCTGTATCGCCTCAGTTTCGCTTAAGAGCGATATATCCGGCTCCACATATAGTACGGACACAGAAGCGCTTGAGAGGCCTTCTAGGAGCCTCAGAGCGCACCCTGTGATACTGCCCGCACCACATAGTATAAAGATAACATCTCCGGAGATCTTTTGCAAGTCTTTTTTGAAGTTTGGAAACTTTTTTTCATATGCTTCATGAGATTTCTGCTTTGGAATATTGAAACAGTTCTCTCCAACAAGCCCGTTGTCAAACTTATAGATTTCGTACTGAGGAAACTTCGAAAAGCAATCCGCGATTGCACAACCGGCTTTCCCCAAGCCCACAATGTTCATCAATCCTCTACCCAGTCTAAAATAGTATGATTATCAAAGGCGCCGCGACTGTAAGCCTTCAGGCCCATTTTTGCATAAGGATTATATTCTGTATATTTTTCAATGGTGCGAATAACTTCCATCACATCAGCCAATTCTTCATTAGAGGGATTCTCCTGAAACTCGTTGGCTTCTTCCACAAGTTTCTGCGCCAGGTATTTTAGAAGAGTGCTCTTCTGGGCCTTGTGCCATTTACATTTCTTCCCCGATCCCTCAATGATACCGGGAATAAGGTCTCGAACCAACTTGTTGTATTTTTTACGAGCCATTCAAATTTAAACCCTTCATATCTCCGAAGTGTTTCCCAAGAGCCATGTTCACCTTGTACTCGCCAAAAGGCGTCGCACTAAAAATCTTCATCAACTCTGGAATAATCTGGCGCTCTCCGTGTTTTAAATCTATAACAATCGAATCATGCATCATAAAAGCTATGTTGCTTTCCTCTTCTTGTAGTCGGCTATGTATCTCTACTGCTTTACTCAAAACCAAATCGCTCGTTGTGCTCTGTATAATATAGTTCAAAGCGTGATGGTTGTCAACCCCTTTTATCTCTCTACCAAACTCTGTCTGGACGTCACGCCCGTTCCAATACTTTTCTTTGACGTGGCTCTTGTTATAAAACGCGGCCGCCTTGTCATTTTGT